CGGCGCTGATCGCCCTGAAGGCCGCGGCCGACAACATCGCCCAGCGCGCGTGCATGATTCAGTTCGCCGGCGGCCAGCGCATCCTGTTCAACGGCTACGTGTCCGCGCCGCTGATCCCGACCGGCTCCGCGGGTGAAGTGGTCAAGACCAACGTGACGATCTCGGCGTCGTCCCGCCCGACGATCTACAACACCTGATGATCTCCAAGCCGACGCTCCCGACCGAGGTGATCGAGGTGCCCGACCTGGGCACCGTCGAGGTCGTGGGCATGACGCTCACCGAGCGCGAGGCCGCGCTGCGCGACGCGCAGGGGCGGTCCCGCATGGAGTTCGTGATCGGGGTGCTTGCGCGCGCTGTGCGCGACCCTGAGACGCACGAACGCGCGATGACGGTGGAGGAGTGGGACGTGTTCGGCGGCGTGCATCAGGAGGCCGCCGTGAACCTGTTCGAGACCGCGCTGCGCCTGTCCGGTCTCGCCCGAGGGCAGCAAGACCCAAAAGCCTGACCGCAGATCCCGAGCTGCGGTTCCAGCTACTGCTCGCGCGGACTCTCGGGCGAACGCTCGCCGAGCTGCGCGAGTCGATGTCTTCCGCCGAGTACACCCTGTGGCAGATGGAGTTCGCCCTGGCTCCCTGGGACGAGATGCGCGCCGACTTGCGTGCCGGTGTAGTGGCAGCGACAATCGCCAACATCTACCGGGACCGCAAGGCGCACCCGAAGCCGTTCAGCGCAGCCGACTACATGCCCTACGCTGAGAAGCCGAAGCCGCAGGCTGCCCCGCAGGACATCCAGACGATCACGTCGTTCTTCGAGGGCATGTGATGGCAGGCAAACTCGGCAATCTGCTCGTCACCATCGCGGGCGATGTCTCCCAGCTCCGCAAGGACATGGACCGCGCGAGCGGCATCGTCGACTCGGCGATGCGCGAAATCGAGGGCGCGGTCTCCCTGGCGAAGAAGGCGTTCCTGGGTCTGGGCGCGGGCCTGTCCGTCGGCGCGTTCGCCGCTTTCGCGAAGGCCGGCATCGACACTGCCGACTCGATGAACCAACTGGCGGCGAAGACCGGTCTGGCGATCGAGGACCTGTCGAAGTACGCCTACGCCGCGCGGCAGGCCGACCTGGATCAGGGGCAGCTCGCGGGCGGCTTGCAGAAGTTCGCGACGCTGCTGTCCAAGGCACAGCAGGGGCTCAAGTCCGCCCAGGACACGCTCGCCCGCCTGGGCGTGACGCGCTTCGATGACTTCAATGCTGCCATCCTCCAGGCCGCCGACGGTGTCGCGCGGCTCGGCAAGGGGCGCGAGCAGATCGCGCTGCTGCGCGAGGCGTTCGGTCGTGGTGGTGCGAACTTCGCGCAGATGTTCGAAGGCGGTGCCGCTGGCCTGAAGGCGTTCGCCGACGAGGCCGAGCGCACGGGCAATGTGATCTCGGCCGAGACCGGCGCGGCCGCCGACGAGTTCAAGGACCGAATGGAGTCCCTGCGCCAGACGATCGAGGGCGCACAGATCCAGCTCGGCAACTACATGCTGCCGACGCTGAACGCCATCACGAAGGCGTTCGTGGACGGAGCCCGCGAGGGTGGTGCCTGGGAGGCCATCTTCCGCAGCGCGCGCGCCGGGATCGATGCGCTGTTCGGCCAGCCGGTCGATCGCATGATCACGAACCTGGAGGACCGCATCACCGAGGTCCGCGAGCGGATCCAGTACCTGGAGGGCAACGGCGGCACGCTGTCGAAGTTCGACGCGTTCTGGAACCACGCGCTCGGGAAGGACGGCGCGGTGCAGTCCCAGATCTTCAAGCTCAAGCTGGAGCTGGGCGGCCTGCTCGAACAGCTCGACCAGCTGAAGGACGTGAAGGCCCTGGACAAGCCGGCCGCGAACGCCGAAGGCAAGGTCAACGTCTCCACCACCACCGATCCCGAGGCCGAGCGCAAGGCGCGCGAGGAGGCCGAGCGGCTGGCGAAGCAGCGCCAGCAGAAGATCGACGACGTGGTCAAGGCGCTCCAGTTCGAGAACGAACAGTTCCTTCGCACCGCCGACGCGCAAAAGGTGTATCAGGAGCTACAGAAGGCCGGCGTGGATCTGACCTCGCGGGAAGGCCAGCAGATCGCCGAGCTGGTGGCGAAGCGCACCATCAACGAGAAGTCGCTGAAGGCCGAGGCCGAGACGAAGCAGTGGCTGGCCGAGATCGAGCAGGAGGATCTGGACCGCCGCGACAAGGCGAAGTCCCTGACCGAGAGCCTGCGCACGCCGCAAGAAGCGCTCAACGCATCGATCGCCGAGTACCTGTCGCTGCTGGAGGACGGGCTGATCACGCAGGACACCTACGTGCGCGGCGTGAACAAGGCGATCGACGACATGGAGGCCGCAGTGAAGAAGCAGAACGGCCTGGACGATCGGACCAAGCAGCTCGCGAAGGGTGCCGAGGACCTGGGCCTGACGTTCGTCTCGGCGTTCGAGGACGCGACGCTGGAGGCCCAGTCGTTCGGCGATGTGATGGAAGGGCTCGGCAAGGACATCGCGCGCATCTTCCAGCGCGTGCTGATCACGCAGCCGCTGACCGATGCGCTGTCGGGCTTCGCGAAGAACCTGTTCGGCGGTGCGGGTGGTGGTGGCGGTGGTGGTGGTGCGTCGGCGGGCAGTGGGTTCATCGAATGGGCCAAGGGGCTGTTCGGCTTCGCCCAGGGTGGCGCGTTCACCGTCGGCGGCAGCGGTGGCACCGACTCCCAGGTGGTCGCGTTCCGTGCCACGCCCGGCGAGGAGGTGCGCGTCGGGCCGGCGGGGTTCAGTGGTGGTGGCGCGAACGTGAGCTTCACCATCGTCGCGAACGACGCGCGCGGGTTCGATGATCTGCTCGCGCGCCGCCGGCAGATGATCGTCGGGATGGTGCAACAGGCGTTCGACAAAAACGCCAAGCGGGGTATCAAGTGAGCGGGACCATGCCGTCCACGCCTGCGCCGCTCGCGGTGCGCTGGCAGTCTGTGGACCCGACGTTCGTTGCGACCGCGCAGTCCCTGCGCCGGCAGGCGCGCTCGCGCGGCGCTCAGCGCTGGCGGATCGTGTTCGAGTACAACCGGGGGCGCGCCGCCAGCTACAACGACCTGTTCGTGTTCCTGGTGCAGCAGCGCGGGCAGAAGGAGAAGTTCACGATCAAGGTGCCGACGCTGTCGGTGACGCGCAGCGAGGTCGGCGCGGCCGTGGCGCTCACCGCCGGCTACAGCGCAGGCGCGACCGCGCTGAACGTGGACGGGTGCTCGCCCGACGGTCTGGTGATCGGCAAGGGTGAGTTCTTCACCATCGCCGGCAGCGCGAAGGCGTACATGTCGGTGACCGATGTGACCAGCACGGCGGGGCTCGCGACCATCAACTGCTTCCCGCCGCTGATGGAGGACGTGGCGAACAATGCCATCCTGACGCTGAGCGATGTGCCGTTCCAGGTGTCGCTCGACACCGAGCTGCCCGAGTTCTCGCAGGGGCTCGGCACGCTGATCGATCCGTTCGAGCTGTCGTTCTTCGAGGTGCTGTGATGGCGCTGGAACGGTCACTGACCAACTCGGTCAAGACGGAGCTGGCGAAGGACTCCATCACGCCGATCCACCTGCTCGAGATCGCGCTGGACAGCGGCACGATCTACCTCACCGATGCCTACAAGCCGCTGAGCTGGAGCAGCCACACCTACACCGCGCTCGGGCACCTGCTCCAGTTCGACCGGGTGGAGGAGACCGCCGTCATGCAGGTGAACAACACGACGATCGTGCTCTCGGGTGTGGATCAGACCATGTACGCGCTGTTCCTGGGCGAGCACTACGTGAACCGCAAGGCGGCGATCTATCTCGGGTTCCTCGACTCGACCGGCGCGCTGCTGGTGGACCCGGTGAAGATTCTGGACGGCCGCCTGGACGAGCCGTTCATCGACGAGGATCCCGACAGCGGCACCGCGACCGTCGGCGTCCGCGTGATCAACCAGTGGTCCGACTACGAGCGCATCAATGGCCGGCAGGCGAACCACAACAGTCAGAAGCACCTGTTCTCCGACGACAAGGGGTTCGTGCATGCACACAAGGTCGAGCAGCCCATCACCTGGGGCCGGCGCACGTAAGCGGCCGCGCTGGATCGAGGAGCTGCGCACGTTCGCCTACGGGCAGCTCGGCGAGCCGTTCGTGTGGGGGCGCACTGACTGCCACGCACTCGCGACCCGCGCGCTCGACGTGATGACCGGGCAGGACTACTGCGCCAGGATCCGCGACCGCTACCAAGGGCTGCGGTCCGCGCTCCGCGTCATTGCCGAGATCGGCGAGTTCGATGATCAGCTCGAAGCCGAGGGCGGCTACCAGACGCTGAAGCCCGAGTTCGGCGACTTCGTGATCTACTCCAGGCTCGACGGCGTGAAGTGGTGGCGGCACCGCGTGCCGGCGCTGTGCCTGGGTGGTGGCCGCGTGATCCTGCCCGTGCACAGCGCGGAAGCGATCGGTCTCGCCCCGCTGTATGCTATCGGCCGAATCCACCGAGTGCTCCGCGTGCCATGCCTCAAGCAGTAGTCGCCGTCGCAGGATCTGTCATTGGCGCGGGCGCTGCCGCCGCTGCTGGCGGTGGCCTGTTCGGTGCGTTCGTGGGCGCGATCGTCTCGACCGGCTTCGGTGTGCTCGGGCAGATGCTGTTCGGTCCCGATGTGCCGGACATCAAGGGGCTCGGGCGATCGTTCACGACCAACGTGGCCGACCCGGGCCGCGACATTCCCGTGGTCTATGGCCTTTCGCGCATCGCCGGCACGCGCGTGTTCGCGCACACCACGGGCGACGACAACAAGAACCTGTTCCTGGTGTTCGTGCTGTCCGAGGGCGGTCACCCCGACGCGCCGTCGACGAACATGATCGACGATTGCCTGACCACCTACTTCGACGGTATCCCCAGTGGCGACTCGCGGTGGGTGGGGCTCAATGTGATCAACGAGCACCTGGGCGCGGACAATCAGACCGCCGACTCCATGCTGACCTCCCAGGTGGGCGGCGGGACCTGGACCACCGATCACCGTCTGCGCGGCCTGTGCTATATCGCCGTCAAGCTGGTGATGCCCGATCCCGATCCCGAGACCGGCAACGTGCCCTGGACCAACCTGCCGAACATCGCGACCGATGTGCGCGGCCGCAAGGTCTACGATTGCCGCGTCGGCGCGGGGCAGAGCGCGAGCGACCCGACCACCTGGACCTGGAGCGACAACCCGGCGCTGTGCTTGCTCGACTACCTGCGCGATGAACGCTATGGCAAGGGCATCCCCGACGCCGAGCTGGACTTCACTTCGTTCGCCGACGCCGCCGATTATTGCGACCAGCTGGTGGTGATAACTGGCGGCACGCAAAAGCGCTACACCTGCAACGGCATCCTGAGCACGGGCGTCTCCATCATCGAGAACGTGCGCGCGCTGCTGTCGTGCTGCCGGGGCATGTTGATCTGGCAGGCTGGGAAGTACTACCTGCGGATCGATAAGCCCGAGGTGACCAGCGCGTTCGACTTCGATCAGGACACCATCGTCGGCGGCTGGCAGATCTCCCTGGGTGCTCGCGCGCAGCGCTACAACCGCGCTCGCGCGCACTGGATCAACCCGGACCGCGCCTATCAGGAGGACACGGCGATCATCCGCTCGCCGTCGTTCAAGGTGCAGGACAAGAACGAGGACCTGGATCTGGACATCCAGTTGCCGTTCACGAAGAACTTCTACACCGCGCGGCACCTCGCCACGATCTCGCTGAAGCGCTCGCGGGATCTGATCACCTGTTCGTTCATCGCGACCATGGAAGCGCTGCGCGTGGTGCCGGGCTCGAAGATCACGATCACGCACCCGTCGCCGGGCTGGGTGCTGAAGGAGTTCCGCGTGCTGTCCCTGGAGCTGATGAACGACGGCGGTGTCCGCGTCAACGCCGCCGAGTACAGCGACAGCGCCTATGAGCTCGACGCGCTGAACGACGACGACACCGCAGGTAACACGAACCTGCCGAACCCGACGCGGGTGAAAGCGCCGACCAATCTGGTGCTCACCACGGGCCCGACCGTTGCCCTGGTGCTGGCCGATGGCACGGTGCAGGCGCGCGTCAAAGTGGACTGGGACGCGAGCCCCGATGCGTTCACCGACCACTACGAGGTCCAGTTCAAGATCTCGACGGAGACCGCATGGCAGTCGGTGAAGACCAGCGCGGCGATCACCGAGTACCTGATCCCGATGGTGCAGGCGGGGTCGAGTTACGACGTGCGCGTCCGCGCGGTGAATACGTTTGATGCCAAGTCGACGTGGCTGACCGGCTCCACCACGGCCCAGGGCAAGAACGCCGCGCCCGGTGCGCCGTCGGGCGTGACCGCGACCGCGAAGGTGGGCGCGATCTACCTGAAGTGGACCAACACGACCGACCCCGATCTGGACAGCGTGGAGATCTGGGAATCGGCCACCAGCAGCTTCGGTGCCGCGACGCAGATCGCCAGCATCGCCGCGTCCGGGTTCATGGCTCCGGTGCCCGAGGGGCAGCAGCGCTGGTACTGGCTGCGCTCGCGCGACACGTCCGGCAATGTCTCGGGCTACTCGCCGAGCACGGCCGGCGCGGGCGTGACGGCCACGGCGCAGTCGGTGTCGCCGGACTCCGTGTTCGATCTCATCCGCGACGTGGGCACCACGTCCTGGCGGCACACGTTCGACGACAACCTCTGGCCGCTGGAGCCGTTCGTGGACAGCGCCGGCACGGTGGTGCAGGAGCACGCCGACTACTACCTGGGCGACGCGTCCGGCCTGTTCACCGCGAGCGGCGGATCGACTGGCGGAACGGGCTACCGCAATCTGCCGTCCGAGCTGGTGGGCGCGTGGAGCAACAAGCGGGTGCGCGTCTCGCTGTGGTACAAGGCTCCGGCCTCGAACGGCGCGACGCAGGCAGCGGTGCGCCTGTATGACCACGTCGGCGCGACCTTCGACTCCGGGGTGGTCACCATCAACCCGACCGGCGCGTGGCAGCGCGTCGATTTCATCGTCTCGATCGGCAGCGCCGCGCGCAATGGCCGCTTCCTGGTGTACGCCGACCGCCTGGGCACGAACAAGGCCGTGCTGATCGATGGCGTGACCGTGCAGATGGTCCCCGATGTGATCTCGGCCGCCAACATCGACGACTGGTTCGCGAACCTAGCGATCGGCAATGCCTATATCGCGAACGCCGCCATCGATGCCGCAAAGATCGCGAGCCTCGCAGTCACCACGGCCAAGATCCAAGACGCCAACGTCACCACGCTGAAGATCGGCGGCAACAGCGTCACGCTGCCGCTGGCGGTGACGGTGGACACCTACTCGAAGACGAGCGGCATCGTCGCCGGGACGTGGTATGACATTCCGGGCGCGAGCGTCACCCTGCCGTCGGTGACTGCGGGCACGCGCGGCTCGGTGATCGCGATGGCGGGGTTCTCGTCGTTCGTGCGCCCTGGTGTATTGCAGGCGGGCTACTTCCGGGTTCTCCGGTCGGGTGGTTCTGTGCAGATCGGCTATGACGTGGAGTCGCGGTCCGACAGCAGCGGCGCGGGGCCGTTCTACTCGCCGCCGGTGATCGGCCTCGACGCGCCGGCCAATTCCGCGCAGACCTACAAGCTGCAAATCAAAGCGAGCACGAACGGCGGCTCGCTCTTGATCGACAACGCGACCCTGGTCGTGCTGGAGGCGAAGCGGTGATCGAGTTCTCGCGCTATGACCTGGAGACCGGGCGCATCGTCGCGCGCGGCCGCTGCCCTGGTCCCGCGATCGAATGGCAGCAGGATGATTCCACCGGTTTGATCACTGGCAGGCTCGACCCCGAGCGCGTCATGGTGGTCGCGGGCGAAGTGGTGGATCGCCCGACCTTCCCGATCGCGGTGGACCGCACTACCATTGCTGTCGCCGGCAACGAAGCCGCGACGTTCACCGGGATCCCTCGGGGGACCGAGGTCGTGATCAGCGGCGCGGACTCTGCGGTGCTCACCGTGGACGATGGCACGCTCGCGTTCGATGCCGACATGCCGGGACAGTTCGTGATCACGTTCGAGCTGTGGCCCTACCAGACGCTGCGGGTGACCGTCGATGCAATTTAGCTCGAAGCGCGCCGCGCCGCCGGCTGCCGAACTGACCGGAATGAAGGACGCCGATCTGCGCAAGCTGATCGAGTCTCGAAACGATGACCGCGCCTGGGCTACCCTGTGCGAGCTGGTCGTTCAGCTCCGCGCGCGCCTCGACGCTCTGGAGAGGAAGCCGAAATGATCGACGAAGCCGGCACCACCGAAAAAGAACGCAACGAAGGGTGGCATGTGGACAAGCGAGTCTCCGTCTCTCACCTGCTCGCGACCGCGACCCTGGCCGTGGGCCTCATCCAGTGGGGCTCGGCCATCGAGTTGCGCATGTCCCAGCTCGAAACCCGGATCGAGGTCGAGCGGCAGGCCCAGGCCTCGATCGACTCTGCCCAGGACACCGCCAGGGCGTCGGCCGTCACCGCCATCGCCGCGCGCCTGGACCGCATCGAGGACAAGCTGGACCGCCTGATCGAAGGCGACCACCGGGACCGCTCCCGGTCGCGCCCCTGACCGCCTGGGAGCGCGCACACCGCGCGCTGCCCTGGCACCCGCCCCGATGCTCAGCCGGCCGCCCCTGGGCGCGCCCTGACCGCTCCCCACTAGCCAGATCCTGGCGGCCTCAATCTGTGAACCAGTTACCCGACACGGCGGCTTGCCAGCCGGCACGGGCAGGCGTCTAATCCTTCTCCAGGGCGGCCAAGCCCACCCGAAACGACACAACACACTGAAGGAAGCCGA